CGGTTTTATTAGTATTTGACATTTGGATTCTCCAATTAATAGTCGTAAAGGCAACATTGCCGGTTTATCCTGACGGGTGCTTAGGACCGCAGTGCGGTTTAAAGTTAAGCGGTGGTCAGGCTGTGGATATTAAATCATACTGGGTATGCCGTGTCAAACCTTTTTCATGTTATATACAAAACGATCTACACAAAGCACACCGGACGTCACGCTGTCTGCGACTTCCACCTGGATGCCTGCGGCCCGGATCCTTTTGATCTGCAGGTCCTGGAGGCGGGAGGTTGTCCCCCCGCGTTGTTTGAACTCGATGAACATGCAGCGCCCCTCGAATAATAGAATGCGGTCAGGCACCCCTCGTGTGTTGGGGGATACGAACTTATACTGGGTCACCCCCTTAGTGTTCGCGTACAGCATGACCCGGTTCTCAATCTCTGACTCTTTCATCTATTCCTCACACCGGTCTTTGTTTAGCATATTAGTTCTCTCGTAAGTGTTGGTCTTTTCGGATACGTGCGGCCAGCGCTTCAAGGGCGGCGGGCACCCCATCCGGTTCGGCAGCGTCGACGTCCACGTATATAAACGTATTGTCATAATAGTAGGCGTACAGTACGAGGGCGTACCTCACTCGGACCAGTTCGATTGAGGCCACTCCTATCTTTGTTGTCATGTTAGTCCTTCCTATATCGTTTAGAAACATAGCCCTCGGCGGTCAGGATCATGTCCGGAGCCCAGGTAATTGGTTTGGCTATCTCGTTGTTGATCATGGTCAACGCCGGTGCGGCGAGCCGATCAGGCACCAGAGTAATAACCTCATCGTGTACGTGACCAATGATATCGATATGGCGCAGACGGTTAACGCGATAAAGCCAAACCGCCAACACATCTCTTGCAATAGCCTGAATAATGTTCTCACAGATTCCTCCCATGTGGGCCGATATGCGCGCCCATTTAGTTGTAGTTGATCCCGCGCCCATGTAGGTGAGCATAGGTATAAGTTGTGTATTGTCCCAAGGCGCAGGTTTCTGCTCGATCATTGGGAGGTGGTAGTTCAGTCGTCGTCCCGACGGTAATTGTATGCGCATGAACTCTCCATCCTTAAAGATCTGCAGCCCATACTCGGCCTCGAAGGTGCCGTTCTTTACTACGTTATACGTGGCATACTTGAGCCAGCTCCAGAACCCGGGGATCTCAGGGTAGATACCTCGGAATGCTGCGACGTGCTCCGCCGCCTGCTCTTCCGTCATATCCACACCCATCCCTTCGGCGTAACGCCGCAGACCTTTACGACCGAGCATGTACGAACACCCCAGGGCCGCCGGTTTGGCGAATGTCCGCTGCGGTTTCGTGATCATCTCGTAAGGTGTCATAAATATCTCACACGCCAGATCCTTATAAGTGTCCTTACCTGATCGGAATAACTCATTGATCCGTCTACACTTCGTAAGCCACCCCACCACCCTCGACTCGATGGAGCCCAGGTCAGACACGACAAGCTGAGATCCTTCAGGTGCCTGGATGGCTCCCCGGATGCAGGTGCTGATCTGTGTCATGTTGGCCACGCCCAGGTGGATTTGAAAGATGTCTGCCTCCATCGTATCGGTTGAGCGTTTAAGGTTCTGCAGCTGCAGCCCTCGGCCTCCCCACCGACGCGTGCGACCTGCGCCTGCAAACTGCAGCGTGTCACGCACCACGCCCTCATGGTTCCGCAGGTTGATGGCATCCCACTTGCTAGAGCTGGACGCCTGGGCAATCAGCATCGAGATCTCAAGGGCGTTCTTAGCGTTACCGTCCGGGAGGTTTTTATACCAGGTCTCTTTAGTCTCACGCTGCAGATTTGGAATAGGATCGTCGATACGTTCGTTGAGCCACTCGAGCAGGTGCTCTCGCGATGTGTTCGGTAGTCCCGTGACCTGGGACAGATGGACCTGGAGCGACTCCTTCTGCCGGGACATGGCATACAATGCCGAGCTCACCAGGGCCATATCAACCGGCAACCCTCGCTTGTTGATCTCACGATCCATTCGCCACAGACTCCACTCGTGCTGATCCATCGATCCATACGGCTCCAGGAACTTCCACAGTGCGCGAAGCGTGGCGACATCCTGACGGCAATACTCAATGAACCGGTCCCAGTCTTCAGGTGCCAGCTTCTGGTTCCACCTTCGTACCCGGTGCTTCTTGGGTTGCTCCTTGCAGAACTTCATGATCAACCGGAACCCGTCCGAGTCTTTCTGTTCGTCCTGCTCGAAGTTAACTGCCTTCAGAATATCACCCAGACGACCCGCAAACCCCATCGAATAAGCCAGCACTTGACAGCACTGCCATTGTTCAGGGTCTACCGGGAAACGTTGGACGTTCTCTACAATTGCCATCTCGAAGGGGGCGTTGTACGCTCGAATAGTGCCCAGCCCCAGGCGGAGGAAAGGCACCAGTTCATCTGGCATCTTCGCCCTGCTGGCGATATCCCATACTTGAGCCGGGCCATCATCGACCGCCCAGCCCAGCATGAGCGCTTCTGCGGACTCATCTTTCGAGTACACATCCACGCCACACTTCTTCAGGTTGACCAGCGAGAACGTCTCGTAGTCCATCCATAGGACGCTACTCGAATGGGTTGACATTAGGATTCACTGGTTGAACAGGCTGGACAGGCTGGACCGTAGTCGCAGGGTTCATCCCGAAGTCAGCTGGAGCAGGTTGAGGCGCAGCCCTAGTAATGCCGGAGCCGGCGATGCCCGCCGCCGCGAACGCGTTGCCTGCATCTGGAGCGGCGTCGCCTATGCGCTCGTCATCTTTGATCTTCATTACACCGAACAGATCGAAGTTGACGCCGCCACGCCCGCCCTTGTATCCGTAGAGCTGGCCGTGAACAGCGACCCACGCGCCCGGGTAGATCTCGCCCCGGTCCACAACAGGAGTCTCTACCCCTAGCAATACCTGGGGCGCTCCGTCGTCTGCGCTGCGGTTCATCGATAGGAAGTAGTAGTCGTTGTAGAACGGGTCACCCGGGAACTTCAGAGCAGCATCCAGCAGGCAAGGAGTTTGACCATAGGCCAACTGAGGTACGCCGTGGAAGTTCTGCACCTCACGATCGAACGCCGCCTTCAGCGCTTGTCCGCTTTGGGTGTTCTTGGGGACCAGGACCGCCGCTGAGTACTTCAACGACTGGCTCGGATCGTTCTGATACCGGTTAGCCTGGTACAGATGGTTAGTGTAACGGAGGCGGGCCTCCGCGATGATGATTTGTTCTGACATGGTAGATCTCCTATATAAATAGAGTAGATGGGTTGACGGGCTCGATCACGACCGCCTCGGGGGCCGTAGTATCGAGATCAGCAAAGGCAGCCCCGCTGTCGTACACGATGGCGTCACCGGTCGTGGACTCGGTTACCATTTTAGGCTGGCCGGTGGACGTCGTGATCAATCCCTTCAGGTTCTTCAATTGCTTAGACGACAGGCACTCCAGCTTTTCAGCTTGTGCCGGGCTCACGAGGGAGGCTACCAAGTACTGTGCCTTGGGGACCTTCATGTTCTTGAGCTTCTTCTCCATGACGTCCTGGTCATGGATCCATTTGCGCGATCCGCGACCGGCTACCAGTTTCCAGCCGGGGATGATCTTCCCTGCCTTAATTCGTAGTCGTGCCTCGTCTTCGATGTCGGCGTATACCGATTTCATAGACGCGTGGGTGTCCAGGAACGCGGCAATGTTTGCATCCGACAGACCTTTGATGCCCACGCCCGGGCCGTTTACTTGTTCTTGTGCTTCCATCGTAACCTCTTCAATGTGTTTTAACCTTGCCCCGCAGACGATGGCCGCTCTGCATCCAAAGCAGGCCTTGTCCGAGGGGGACTTAATGCTGGACCCTTTGATCAGTTCAAGTTGAGATCGGATCAGGGTCCACTCGTATTCCGCCAGGGCAATAGGCAGCCTCCATCCCTTGATTGTAGGACCGAACCAGATCCGGGGCTGAATGATCACCAGATCAATGCGTTCGATCTTGCTCTTGGTCTCTCGAACGGCGCCCGCCGCGTATGCTAGTAGCTGTTTATTCCCTAATGCCAGGACCTCTCGGCTCTCGCCATGTTTGTAGTCGATGATAATCAGATGGTCGTCTTTAACCAGCATGATGTCACAGGACCCCCCGTGCCCGGTCTCCCCGAACTGCAGGACAGGATCGACCTCGTGCTCGACGGACAGCGCCCACCCTCCTTGCCGGGTTATGTCCAGGACGTAATCCACCGCCACCTTTATGTGGGGCCGCAGTGAGTCTTCTACTGCAGATAACTGGAGAGATCCATCGAGTACGTGCCGGAGCGCTTCGTGCGCCTCATCCCCCTGGAGTTGTCGCTCCGAGGGAGGTGGCGAAGGAAGGCCATACTCGGCCTCCCGACTGCCCGCGCACTCCAGGTGTCTATGAAGTGACGAGGCACTCATACCAGTTGCTGTACATATATAGCGACGGAACCCCACAACGATGGGTCGATCTCAGTCACTTTATGCGAGCCGAACTTAGTCTTCAGCTCAGAGATGATACGATCCTGACCACCTTGGCCCAAACGATTCATAGCTGTAACCAATTCCGCGACCACTTGATCCTGTGTTAATGGAGGGACCGCTGTTTGTACCGGATGTTGAACCGGTTGAACCGGTTGTTGCACAGGTTGTTGCACAGGTTGTTGCACAGGTTGTTGCTGGGCCGTCGGGATCTGCTCCACGTAGGATGCAGGTTGCTGGATCTGGTCCATCTGTGCTTGTTGCGCGACGGCCAAAGCGTCAGGGAGGTTTCTGACGTATTGTTTATCACTTTCTGCCGCTGGCTGCAGCGCCGAAGTCAGGTCCTGGATTGCTACGGTTAGTGCTTTGATGTTTGATTCTATGCTCATTTGTAAACCTCTTTCATATGTGGATTGAGTGGCAGTTTAATCTGCCCATTATTGAATGCAGCGATCAGCTCCCTTGCCAACGATGCACTGGATTTCCCGAGTAGGTCTGCGGTCGTCTGCAGTTTGTCCAGCTCGGTGTTAGGAATCGCGATGGCCCATTTCTCCATCGCTGATTTCCTCGGGACTTTCTTAGTTCTCTTGGTAGCCACAGGGGCCTCCTTCATTCGGTTGGAGTATGAAGTGTATCATACTAGTCACAGTTAGAGCAACCCGAATGCGCCTTCTCGAGTGCCTCCAGTACTTCGACGATCTGGTGGCAGGATCGGAGGGCGATCGATACCGCGTCCTTCGACTTCGGCATGGTGGCGGTGCAATGCACCTCGCCCTGGGTGGCGGACACTTTGAATAGTCCATTGTCTAGCACTCGTGTTGATACGTTCATGTTTAATATCCTATGGTGAAGTCAGAGAAGAGTAGAAGGGCCGCTGCAGCTATGCAGATCAGCGGGATTAATAGCTCTTCAAGGGGGTTGTGGCGTCTCATTCGTGGCACTCCTGTGTGCGTTTAGTGGCGGATGCGCGTTGCGCCGGTGATAGGTTGATCATTCGAGATGATGGCGTTGGCCCTTTCGGATCACCGACCTTACTAGGTAGACGCATAACCTTGGCCCGGAACTTCTCGAGGTGCTCCCGGTCGGCCATGACCCGGTACGATCCCCCGGACACAGTGAACAGGTAGTGCGTTTCTGGGTGCCATTTCTCGGCGATACGGTCCAGGATAGCGGCGTCTATTTGTGGCAGGATCTGCGCTTTGAACTCAGTGTTTGTCATAATATGTCTCAGTGAATAGTGAAGCGTACAGGACAACGAACGCCCCGATCCAGGTAGTTAGACAGTTGCCCAACAGCTCGTCTAGCAAAGTCAGTGCTGATACGAATATGATGAAGTGGATCATGGCGTTCTCCTGGTTGGTGGTAGTGTGTCCAGCAAAAGCGCCGAAGTGGATTCCATTAGAACACACCTCGGTAGTACTTGTCAAACTCTTTCTGCATTCATTTGCGAGAGGGCAGCGGAGCGTGGTCCACTTTTACGGAATACCCCAGGTCAAACTGGATGGTATCAAGGGCTGCGTCGGTCAGGGTCTTTGTGCCTGCCAGTTTAGCAAAGGCAATCGCGCCGTCACATACTGGGTACACGACTTCTTTACCGTACACGTTCTGAACTCGTACTGTGATTGATTTCATGTGCCCCCCTTAGATGCCGAAGACGTGAATGTCTTCACGATCCAGCTTGTAGCCGTCGGAGATAGCGAGACCTTCTACCCTCGCTACAATATTGGAAGCTTCGGACTGGCCACCTTTCCAGGCGGCCGTTTGAAAGACCTCAGTGGCTATGAAGTCGGGGCGCTGTTCGCCGTCGTCGGAGATCTTAAACACGTTAAGAACTACGGACCCTTTCTTACGGAGGGAGAGGGCGGCTTCTACTGTGAATATATAAGTGGTCATGGTCGTTCTCCTGATTAATTGGTAGTGGGCAGTTTCGTGTTCAGTTTAAAGCCGGTTCTGGAAACTGCCAAAGGTCTTGGGCTTGGTAGAGAGTTTAGCAAACCTGGTAGTACTTGTCAAACTCTTTCTGCAAATAGATCGACACGGGTCGACTTGCTCAATACGAAAGGGAGTGGTAGACTTAGAGGTTCCCTTTATCGAATATGACGAGAACACCATGAGATTTGAGACATCGAAAGAGTACCACGAGAGAATGATTCAGCAGGAGAAATGCGACCTCCGTAGCAATGTGACAGGCATAAAAAAGGGCGGGTCACCGAAGCGATCCACCCTTAACTATCCGCCTACCACAACGGCACCTAACACTATGAACACGACTTCAATAGGAGACATTAGATGACAACAACTATACAGACTACTTCACATAATGCAAGAGATATCTTGCAAACCCCTGTGACCTTCGTACCCAACATTATGAAACCGTCGCAGCATCAAGTGCGGCCATTACTCGAGATCCTCGAGGAGATGTCGGGCCCCACGTACGCTCCGCTGTTCGCTGCAGTCCACTCGGCCCAGATCTTCGGGGACATGGACGACTACAAGAAAGCCAAGAACCGGCTCCCTGCATTCGTCACGGCCACGACGGTCAAACATGATCAACCCGTCATGAGCCGCCACGCGGACCACCCCTCGGGTGTGATGATGCTGGACTACGATGACCTGTGCGACCCGGCCAAGGCGCTGGAGGCCCTTCGTGCCAGTCCTTACTTCCTGTTTGGCATGATCTCGCCTTCAGGTCGCGGCCTCAAGATTGCCGTCTACTGTGATTATCTGCGCCATGATGCGCTGATCACCCCGGCGGCTTACTCCTGGTATTACAAGCAGGTAGTGCTCCAGACAAAGGAGGCGTTCCCCGGGATGCAGGTGGATCCGTCAGGATGTAACCTCACCCGATACTGCTTCATCTCGAACCATCCCCTATATATTAACGAAGGTAACGTCCTGGCGTTCCATGTGGAACCTTACGTTAAGCCGGTACGCCCGGTCAGCCTGGACTCGAGGCAATGGGATGACATCGAGGGGATGCTGGCCTACGTCGACGCGGGATCTAATCGTACCGACTGGCTTAACGTGTTGTTTAGTATGCACCATTACAACCCCGGGCTGTTGCCGCTGGCCATCCAGTGGTCTGCAGGTGGCTCCAACTTCGCAGGCGCGGAGACCATCGAGAGCTACTGGGAGTCATTCGGCCAGGACGAGCAGGACGACCGCGAGCTGCGCACCATGGCCAGCCTGGCGTGGACCGCCCGCTCGAATGGATACCAACCGGCCCTTGATTGGGGAACGATTACCGGCATGGTCTCAAACCCTACACCGCCGGAGGCCCCTGGCTCGATATTCGTGGACGATGTCGAAGTGATACCCGCCACCACGTTCCAGGATCAGGTCGACAACTACGTCAGAGCAGGTCACCCGGCGGATCAGCTGGGCGCGTGCATCAACACGATAGCCCTGGAGGCCGACGCGGCCCTGATCTCGACCATGATCCAGACGCTGCAAGATGTCTGCCCGATGAATAAGGCAGAGATCAAAGACGCCATCAAACAGGTCAAACGTGTGGCCCGACAGGTGGAAGGCGGCAGCCAGGGCACCAACGCCGACCAGGCCTGGCTATTGTCCAGCATGGTCACGCTTGCCACCGGGGAAGCTTACTATAATATGCAGGATAACGTGGCCGTCCGCGACGTGGCCCGGCTCAACTCATTGTACGGGCATCTTAGCCTGGGACCTGATGGCAACACCGGACCCGGTGCCTGGCTGGCCGAGCAACCGAACAAAGACGTCTGCCGGGGCATCGGGTGGCTGCCCGTGCCGGACAAGAAGGTAGTTATCGACGGCGTACAATACGTGAACTCGTACCAACCGCCGCACCACGCCCCGGTCCAGAACGACGCTATACTCTACCGGTGGCACCAGCTGTGCCTCCATATCTTCGGAGAATACGCGCCACTGGTCCTTGATCATATGGCATACAGTGTCCAGTTCCCGGAAGACAAGATCCGCTGGCAGGTGCTGACCTTCGGCGCTCCACGATCAGGCAAGAGCTTGACCATTCGGCCCCTAAGCGAGCTCTACGGCGCGTCTTTCAAGATGGTCGACGAGGACATGGGGAACAGTGGCTGGGGCGATGTATTCCATCGTGCCAAGTTCGTCGTGTTCGAGGAGGTCCGTAACGACGACCCGGGACACTTCAACAAGCTGAAGACCCGCCTGGCCAACGGCGGCGTGGAGACCCTGAACCTCAAGGGTCGCGCCGTGGTTACTCAGATGAACGTCTACAGTGTATACATGTTCTCGAACAGCAAGGGGGCGCTGGCCTTCGATAAGGAAGACGACAAGCTATTGGTGATCCAGAGCCCGGACGAGCGACTGCCCGCCGAGTTCTACGATGGCCTGGCCGATGGTGACATGAAAGATCCGGCGTTCCTGCCTGCGGTCTATCATCATCTCCTTCATCGTGATGTGTCGACGTTCCCTGCGGGCAAGCTGCCGCACCGGACCCCGGCCATGTACGAGGTGGTAGAAGAGGCCAAGGGCAATAGTGAAGTATTCCTGGCCGAGGCATTAGCGGATCGATCCACGCCATTCGAGCATACGATTACGACCGAGACCACCATCCTGGACTGGTTCAAAACCCGGCACCTCAAACCGATCTGCAGACGGCCCTTAACGGGGGTCCTGCTCGCGCACGGATGGGGTCGATTTCACGCCAAGGTTAAGCGGGATGGGTCGACATTAAACGTCCGGTTTATCGCTCCGATTAAGGATTGTGAGGCCATGAGTCCGAGCGAATTATACGCCCATTATATGGCAAATGCGGGCCCAAATGACCTACGGTAAATGTCAGCGGCGACAAGATTAACCGAACGCACTTCTCTCCTGTCAGAAGCATTGCGTCTGGTCAGAAGGCGTCTCATTCTGGAGGACGTCTGGATATACCACACAAGGATGTGTGGTTGTTCTGGAGGTTGCCTGTAATTACCACACAGATGCATGTGGTAGGCATTAAGTGCACGCAGAGATTAACTGGACTCAGCTGCAGCCCAGTCGCAATAGGAGGGTGTCTAGTTGTCTCTTTAATCTATAGTCAATATCATATATACAGTTCTCTCATGTTGGCCACTGAGTAAGACGTTAACATATGAAATACTCTATAGCCTTTTAGCCCCAGCATTTAACTAGACAACTGATCACCTCGGCATAGTATTCTTCGTACAATCGAAGTGTGATATACTCCAGCAAAAGACCACCCTCGGGGGATGCTATGCAGTACTATCAGGAAGACTTTAAACACCGGCTCAAGATGCATACCAAAGCGAGTGCATCGTTGGCTAAATCTCCCCGGTATAATCAGCAGTCAGCACTCGAGAGATTGCAGCGACAGTTCCCCGATTACCACCCCCTGACAGCTCTGGCTCAACTCGTACACTTTCCTAATCTGCCTATAGGCGACCAGATCGCTATTCACACGACGTTAGCGAAATATGTAGCACCTCAGCTCAAGCAACTGGATATCCACGCTCAGATCGACTCTGAGGTCCTGTATCGACCTCGTATTATGCGATTCGATGGGAGCGTTGATGCTGATGATGCAGAGGACGCCGAGATCATAGACGACCCGGCGGAGCTGTTCGTGTGACGGACATGATCCAGGCAGCCTGCATGGTGGGCTACCTGGCCGCCCTCGTGCTGATCCCGGTGATGGTCTTCGCTTTGGCGTGGGCTATCTGGGACGCATGGGGCTCCGACTAACCATAGGCACCGGGCCGCTGCCCTTTAACGCGGCTCATACACTGGAGATATCAATGCATTCAATCATCCCCCTGGCTATCGCCCTCGTGATCCTTTACCTGGTCAAGGCAGGCATGGCCGAACCAGAAGACTCGGACACTGCATCAACCCCGGACCCGGCACCCACCGAGGTTACCTCTCGCCATAGTCGTCGGAGGAACCAATGATCCTAGACCTGATATCGGCATATCCCGACCAGATCCAGACGGCCATAGAGTACGCGGTGGCCGTGATATACCTGACCTTCGTGGTGGGCGGCGTCTTCATTATCCTACGCCGCCCTCACTGATGCTGGCTGACGTACGCATAACCCCACAGGGCGCGGTGCTGCAGGCGTACTTCGACTCGAACAAGGCGGTCCAGATCATCCGGGGGCCGCTGGGTAGCGGTAAGACAATCATGTCCTGTGTTAAGATCGTCGAGCTGATGACCCGGCAGGAAGCGGATGCGCAGGGCGTCCGTCGAACGAGATGGGTGGCCGTGCGGAATACTTATTCAGAGCTCTTTAGCACGACGATAAAGGATTGGCGCGAGTGTAACGGGTACTTGGGCGAATTCAAGCAGGGAGGACGAGAGCCGCCCACACACCGGCTTAAATTCATGCTGGAGGATGACACCTCGGTAGAGGCCGAGATCTTGTTTATCGCATTCGACCGGCCTGATCACGTTAAGAAGGCCCGAGGACTGCAGCTCACTGGAGTATGGCTCAATGAGACGAAAGAACTTCCCAAGCCTGTTGTTGACATGCTGGATCTACGCCATGGTCGCTACCCCTCGAAGAAGGAGGGCGTTGTGTGCACCTGGCACGGTATGCTGGGTGACACCAACGCGCCGGATGAGGACCACTGGCTCTATGAGCTCGCAGAAGAAGAGCACCCCGACGACTGGGCGTTCTTCCACCAACCGGGAGGCGTGGTTAAGGATGCTAATGGCGAGTGGCAGATCAACGAGTTTGCCGAAAACACAGACAACCTACCATCGGGGTATTACCTTCGAGGGATGCAAGGCAAGTCTCAGGACTGGATCAAAGTTAACCTGGCGAATGAGTATGGCTTTGTCGGAGACGGCAAGCCTGTTCACCCCCGGTACGTGGACTCGGTCCATTGCATAGACCTGCCCAGCTGGCGACCTGCACCCAAGGTGCCTATCATTCTTGGCTTTGACTTCGGACGTACACCGGCTGCAGCATTCCTGCAGCGTACCAGTGTAGGCGGCTGGATCTGCTTCGATGAGTTCATTTGCGAGGACATGAGTGCGCTCACCTTCGCACCTGAGCTGTTCAAGTACCTCAACGTCACCTATCCTGGGTTCCGGTTCCAGGGATGGGGCGACCCGTCAGGCGATGCCGGGAACCAATCAACCGATCGTACGCCCGTCCAGATCCTGAGGGCGGCGGGCATTCCCTGTCAACCTACAGCCAGCAACAAGTCAGCACTGCGCCGCGCTGCTGTCGAGGTCCCCCTTCGTGAAGTCGGAATGGATGGACGGCCCCGCCTCGTGGTGCTGCCTAAGGCCAAGACTATTCGCAAAGGACTGGCCGGGGGGTTCTGCTTTAAGCGGATCCTGGTGGTTGGTGAGCCCCGGTACCATGACGAGCCCGACAAGAACCGTTACAGTCACCCTGTGGAGGCCCTCGAGTACGGCTTGCAAGGGGAAGGGGAGGGGCGTACAGTGATAGCCCGCAAGAATAGCACCAAGCCGACGGTTAAAACGGCCATGAAGTCAACCAAGAGGAATAGACGTGGATAATTCGATGATAGTTAAACGCTGGGACGTGTTGTTTGCCGAGAGGCAGGCCACAGTGGACCAGATATGGAACGACGTGGAGACATATGTGCTCCCCCTGAGAGGTGAGTTCTTCCAGGACAGTGCCTCCGAGAACGAGGTGGACTGGGATCGAGGCGAGGTCTTCGACTCCACTGCCATCATCGCCTGTAAACAGCTGGCAGCAGCGATGCAGGCCAACATTACCTCATTCGCACAGCGGTGGTTCGACCTGAAGTTTAGCAAGGACGAGCTGAACAGCGACAACGAGGCTATGGAGTGGCTGCAGGACGTCGAGCGTCTCATTTACGAGGCCCTGTCGGAGTCGAACTTCGACATCGAGATAGCCGAGAGCTACCTGGATCTCACCTCCTACGGCAGCACCATCTTGTTCGAGGAGATCGAAGAGGAGACCGGAGCCCTGCTGTTCACTGCCATCCCTCTTCGTGAGTGTGTATTCGAGGAGAACGCCAGGAAGCAGGCGGCTACCGTGTACCGCCGTCGATGGATGACTGCCATTATGATGCAGGACCTATTCGGAGACGACCTCCCCGACAAGATCAAAGACAAGCTAGACAGCCCGGAAGCGGGGACCCAGACGCACGAGGTTATATTCTCTGTGTTCCCTCGAGCTGACAAGAAAGACGCGGATACCTCGGGGCTCTTGGCTCCGAAGGAGAGACCCTGGGGCTACAAGTACGTGCTGAAGGCCAGTGCAGAACTACTGGGTGAAGAGGGCGGCTTTTATGAGATGCCAGCCTATGTCACCCGCTGGGCTAAGACTGGGGGCTCCAAGTGGGGCTACAGTCCGGCCATGGAGTGTATCGCAGACATCCGCACCTTGAACCTGGTGAAGGAAGCCACCTTAGAGGCCGCTGGTAAGGCGATCGACCCAGCCAACCTGACTGAGGATGGTACGATCCTTGGCGACCTGGACTTAGGCCGTGGAGGCCTCACAGTCGTAACCAACATGGACGGCCTGGCTCCGTATGAGTCCGGCACCAAGTTTGATGTGTCCAACCTCGAGATCAGCATGTTAACCCAGGCGGTTCGAGATGCGTTCTACCAGAACCAGCTGGAGCTGAAAGAGTCACCGGCGATGACGGCCACCGAGGTCAATGTTCGATACGAGCTGATGCAACGACTACTGGGCCCGACCGTGGCCAGGTTAAAGACTGACATGTTCGATCCCACCATCGAGAGGACGTTTAACATCCTATGGCGACAGGGCAAGATCCCTGAGATGCCAGAGGGCTACGAGGTCGGCGATCTCAACATCGAGTATAACGGCGTCCTGCCACGCGCACAGAAGGCCGGTGTCGCATCTGCGATCACTGAGTTCCTGATGGAAGTGGCACAGCTGGCCGAGATCTTCCCGGAAGCCCGCGACCTCATAGACGTCGATGCTGCCATTCGTGAGCGTGCCATCCTTCGAGGCGTGCCCATGAAGGTGCTGAAGTCTAAGGACGAGGTGGACGAGAAGCGCGAGGAAGACAAGGAAGCGAGGGCACAACAGCAGGGTGTGGAGACAGCGATGGCGGGCGGCGCAGCGATGCAGGAAGTCGGTGCAGGTCTGCAGTCACTGAACGAGGCCGGTGTTGCCGGGCCCACACAGGGAGCAGTCAGTGCCTAGAGAACCTACAAAGATGGCCGAGATTAAAGGCGCAGCATCCCGGCTATTCGCGACACGCGAAGGCAAGATCCTGCTGCAGTATCTGACAACTAAGTACTACGACGCGCCTTTGAAAGACGCGACGATCCACCGTGAGGCAGGGCGCAGGGACGTCATGGCTCACATTATGAAGCTAATTGAGGACTAACATGGACCCAGCACATGATCAATCACCATCACCAACACCTGAAACACCGCCACACGCTGCCCCCGGGGACGCCGGTGCCGTCGATGTCTCACCCACAGGGTGGCGCGAGGCGCTTCCGGATGCTATTCGAGACAATCCTTCGCTGGTTGAGACTAAGTCGGTAGAAGACTTGGCCCAGCGGTTCCTGGATACAAAGCAGATGGTGGGTAATTCCCTCCGTATGCCGTCTCTCGAGGCGGGAGAGGAGGACGTGTCAGCATTTACTGACAAGATCCTGGCCAATGAGACCCTCGGGTTGATGCGCAAGCCTGATCTATCGGACGATGCCAAGATGTCGGAGTACTTTAACTCCATGGGACGACCTGACACGGCGGACGGCTACGAGGTTATGCCCGGATCCGACCCCGACGTCCACAAGGCGTTGGCTCAGAAGGCCCATGACATCGGTCTGACCAAGTCACAGTTCGAAGAGCTGGCGACCGCACAGATCGAGGTCCATGGCGGACAGCGGGACCAGTACCAGGCGGAGCAGGCGGCAGAGGTGGCCGAGGTTCGCAAGGAGTGGGGCCCTGCATTCGATGAGAAGCTCGGTCGTGCAGTTACTATGCTCGAGCTGACTAAAGCGCCACAGGCACTGCAGGACGCCCTGGCAAGAGCCGACGTCAGTGGGGATATCATGCGCTGGGTGGACAAGCTTGCAACACAGCTGGGCACCGAGGGCGCACCGATGGCCCATGACCTGACACCGGTCAATGCTGACACGACCCTGGACATGCGACAGAAGCGAGACGAGGTCACTAAGCGGTTGTCAACCGAGAAGCTGACCAACGCGCAGACGGCAGCCCTCCAGGAACGTCTGGTGTCGCTGTCTACCAAGATCATGAAGGCTGAAGGGAGAGAGTAATGCTGAAGGCCAGCGAGATCGACCAGGCACGAGAGGCTGCCTTACTCGAGGGGGAGGCCCTTCGAGAGCTCATTAACTCCAGTACCCAGGCCACTGTCAGCTCCAACATGCGGGACCTGATGCGGTCCCAGGTGGCGCTGATCGATCTGTACGTTGCCATCCTGGAGCAGCGGGTGAGATTGATCAGGGAGGAGATGATCGAGGCCAAAGCGGATCGAGACGGCGCGGGCGGAATTAAGCCTGAGCTAAGAAGAGGGGGAGTAGACAAAGCGCCATAAATAGCGTATACAGTACGCAATCGGTCACTTCTCGTCTGTCCCTCATGGATTCACGGGCGGGAAGTGGCAACATCAACAACCAGGCCCTCACGGATTCCCTGAATGCGGATTGACTAATCTTATCATTCACGGAGAGGCCCTAATGGCTATTACGATCCCTACAGCGTATATCGAGACGTTTGAAAACACCGTCCGACAACTAGCGCAACAAAACCAATCCCGCCTTCGCGGTGCAGTAACCGAAGTCAACAAGCAGTCTAAGTCCCATAACTGGGATCGATTAGCTGCGTCTGAAGCGCGTGAGAAGACCTCACCTCGTATGGTGTCGCCTGCTGGCGGTAACGGTTCGGGTGGCGTTGGTGACACTGACGGTCTAGAGTGGACCCGTCGTAACACGTTGATCAAAGTCTTCGACACTGGCGAAGTGATCGAGAAAGAAGACATCAAGCAAATGCTGATCGATCCCAAGTCTGCTAGTACAGAGAACCTGGTAATGAACATGAAGCGTAAGGTTGATGACATTATCATCAAGAGCGCCACAGGTGCAGCGGGCGATGGGGCCGGTGGTTCAGTAGCATTCCCTGCAGGTCAGATCATCGGCAACTACACCGACGAGATCTCAATTGACTTCATCCTGGAAGTGGATGAGAAGTTCCAAGAGAACGACGTAGATCCTGATGAGAAGCGTTGCTTTGTGATCGGGCCTAAACAGCGTCGCAAGTTGCTGCAGTTAGTCGAGGTCACAAGCTCTGACTACCAAGGCGCACGTCAAGCATTGTCCACTGGATACCTGCCTGACTTCTTAGGCTTTGACTGGATCTTGTCCAATCGTTTAAACGTTCCTTTAGCTAATCAGCTGGATTGCTTCGCGTGTACTCGCAAAGCGTTAGGCCTTCATGTTGCCGGTGATATCTCAGCAGACGTTGCAGAACGTCCTGATATGTCGTTTGCATGGCAGGTGTATCTGTCGTTGCAAATGGATGCCGTTCGCGTTGAAGACGAGCACATCGTATGGGCTAAGTTAGCTAATACTGTTACATAAACCATATGCGGGGCGGCTCACGTCGCCCCCTTTTTGGAGAGTACAATGGCTATAACATCGAGGCGTACCGGGCTCAAACCCATGCGCTACCCAAGTGCCGAGACCCGCCGCTCTGAGCTGATATGGATGCTGGATGCTGGATATGGTGTCCTGGAGTCACATCGTGGTGAGAGCCACAGCAACCTGTACCTGGGCCGATGCCTGGACTTCCTGGCGAACCGGCCTTCTCAGCGAGAGCTAGTCCATGCCCGGAACGATCGGAGGGGCTCATGATCCTGGTTCACGTTAACAAGATTAAGGCCATGGAGCAGGCAGGAGCGACGGCCCCCCAGGTGTGTGCAGCCTTTCGAGGTCAATACACCGAGGACGAGATTCGCGTCTTTATGTGTGACGAGGAAGTCGCACTGGACACCCAGCCGGAGATGACTCCAGCACAGAAAGGGCGGGCCACTAAGGCGGCCAATAAAGCTAAACGCGAGGCAGCTGCCTCCGCATTCGAGTAGACCACTATGGCGAAGGTTTCGGAAGTAGCTATCTGCAATTATGCATTGGCGTCCCTTGGCGAGTCACCAATCATCTCCCTCGATGATGACTCCGTACCCGCGTCGTTGTGTAAATCCATGTATCCCATAGTCCGGGATGCAGCCATAGAAGCGCATAACTGGACCTTTGCCACCCGGTGGTACAAGCTCCCCAAGGCAACGGGGGAGTCACTCGGCGAGTTCCACAATCAATTTCCACTACCTGCAGAAGTTCTGCGCGTAGTCTTTGCAGGAGTCGACTCTACCCACGGCCTCGAGTACGAGATCGAGGACCAGTCGGTAATGGCCAATTCCTCAACGTGTGTGATCAAGGCTATCGTCCAGGTCACCGACCCCTTTAAGTTCTCCTCTATGTTCGTTCACGCCTTGTCAGCGTTCATGGCCTCTGAGCTGGCCATCCCTATCGTAAGCTCCCAATCGATACAGCAACAAATGTACCAGGTGTATGGCATCAAGGTGGCGGAAGCGACCTCGAGAGATCAGATCCAGGGCACTTCTAAACGGATCACTGCAAGCTGGATTAACAGCGGGCGGCGGTCTCGAACTCAAGGCGCGGGGCCCACCAGATGAGCGGCAAGAAACCTAGACAGAACCGAGACGAACAGGCAGTACAAGACATAAACCGAGTCCGGCCCCTTTGGCAGCAGTACAACCAGTGGCAATTCGATGCAGGGAAGACCAGAGATGGTAACGTATCCCGCATCAACCAGAAGTACGGCACCGGGGGGTCCAAGACCGCCGCCCTATTGATCGCGGAAGAGGGGCGTAAGTATGACGCCTCGATAGCCGAGCTCAAAGAAGGGGCGACCGGATCTCAGTTAAACGAGTTCTACATGAAGTATGGGTCTAATTCGAAGATGACAGATGATGAGATTCTGGATCTTCGTAAGCAAGAAGACGTCCAGAATGCAGGCGGATCTCGTACGATAAACGATCACAATGGCAACCCACAGTTCACATTGCAGGGCGGCGGGAAGTTCAAGTCAGGATACGGAGCCAGCCAGGAGACCTCTACCGAATACCTCACCCGCTTCTTCGGAAAGGCCGACCCAACCGACCGCAGCGCTCGCGCAGTGGCCGAGGTGAAAGCCAAGGGAGCAGGTTCAGGCAAGGACACCCAGCAGGGCGTTCCTGGCTTGTTAGGAGAAGATAACGAGATCAAGCCGTATTACGGATGGTAGAGTTCAGAACCTACCGTGTCGGTGACCGGAAGATGTTTAAACCTCGTATCGGCGACTACATTTGTGGTCCGGAGTATGACGAGGAGGCCGGGCCTACCTGGACGCTTCTGGTCGACGGGTGCCCGGTGGGCATCGTTGGCTTGTCTTGCGTCGTGCCGGGCGTGTACGACATGTTCGCGTTCCCCTCGGAACGAGTCAGAGGTCACGGCCTCCTGGTCATGAAGTTTGCCAAGCGCACCATCGCAACAGCGTGGGAGACCCTGTCCGTCCATCGGATCCAGGCCACCTGCCTAGCTGACAATGACGAATACAACCGATTCCTAGTAGCATTAGGGTTTAAGAAAGAAGGAGTACTGCGACAGGTGTCCCCGAATAGACGGGACCTGGCGATCTATTCCATAGTGGACGAGGACGACGATAATGACTGGCTTTGAAATTGCAGCAGTAGTAGGCGCGGTAGTCGCCGCAGGCACCGGGATCTATCAGGGCGTCGAGGCCAAGAACACAGCGGACGCAGCAGCATCTGACGCGGAACGTATCGCGCAAGAGAACGCGCTGGCATCCAATGTAGAGAACACCGAGGAAGAACGCAGGCTACGTGTGAGCAACGCGGAGCAACAGGCCAAGATCAAAGCATCGATTGCAGCATCTGGCACCGAGGGCGGCGGGTCCCAGGAGATCTATCGTACCGGGGAGCAGATGAAGTTCGAGGAGGACATTGCCTGGATGCAACGTGCAACTGACTCCCGTAACGCCATCAACATTCAACAGGCAGGCTACGAGGCGGATAACCTTCGTCGAGGTGGCGAGGCCGCCTTATGGGGGTCTGTCGGGACGGCAGTCAGCACCATCGGGGCCCAGGCACCCAACCTGGCGAAAGGGTACAATAAACTCACCGCGAAGAAGAAGGTAACATGAAACTACCTGGCGGAATACGAACAGGACAAGTTCAGTCGCTCGGTCGAAAGGACGTTAACGCGCCCTCTCGTAAGTGGCGGGCTCAGAACGAGGTAACCGGGGCCATCGTAGGCGCGGTTAACTCAGTGACTCAGGCCGTCGGCGATATCTGGGAAGCGCAAGCGCAAGCAGGGGACAAGCTCATGCTGCGCCAGCGGATCCAGGAAGACAAAGCGTCGATGATGGAGGACAGTTTATATCTGACCAATACACCGGTGATCGATACGGACAAGTTCCAGGGCCCTGATCGGATCCTGAAGTTCATCAAGGCCAATCCAGAGAAGTATCAGAAGAAAGGATCATCCCTCGTTAAGACCCGGGAGATGATGATGGACTACACCAAGTTCCAGCACAAGGAGTTGAGCGCCGAGTCTATCTCACAACTGCAGGGCACCGAATACCAGGCCGCCTATGTCCAGGGGATGACTGAGTCAGTTCTGCGGAACATGCAGGGCGTCGGCACCTCCAAGACCAAACAGACCCGTGACGCACAGCGAGCGGAGGTCGAGGTATCCTACAAGAAAGCAGTAGACGCTTTGGACGAGAGGGAAGCGACCGCACAAATTGATGACAACGTAAAGCTGGGCATATGGACCGAACCCGAGGGCGCGAAGCGTCTAATGGAGCTCGGCAGTCAGATTGACTTTGGCGTGGCCAGTAAGATGTCTATGAGCCAGGACGGCTTCGGCCTGACCGATGCCATGGACTTCATCTACGGCCAGCCCAATCGAATGACCGCCGTTCAGCGGAGCCAACTGGGGTCCCGAGTGGACAGCAAACAGCGACAACTGACGACGAAGTATGAGGCCGAAGCGAAAGTCCGGAAGATCGAACGAAGTGATCAGGAACGCCTGGGTGCCTCTGACTTCCTCTACATGCGAGGAGGCCAACCGTGGGAGGTCGTAAGAGACCTGACCCTGAGTATGGACCCCCAGGACGCGCAGTCGGTTTATGCGTTAAACCGATCGCTACTATCCTCGGAGAAGGCCACCGGTCTCAAGTCACATCCTAAGGCAGAGAACAGATTGAACGCCCAGGTTTACTCCCTGGCAGCACCCGAACCTGGCATGTCGTATTCTGAGCAGAAGCGGCTTGTCATGGCGGATATCACCGACGCAGTCAACCTCGGCCCCTCCAGTGGCGGGATCACCGGGGAAGACGGAATTGCGATGCGGAAACGGGTGGACGAGATGGCCGACATCGGCGTCAAGAATGTACAGTACCGAGAAGCTGAGAACTTCATCTACAAGTCGATCACGGGTGCCGGTAAGGATTCGATGGGCTTATTCGATCAGTCAGGGCCGACCATGATTGCGGCTCTCGAGATGGACAGCGCGATGTTCGATGCCTCGAGGGAGGCTGGCGCGGGATTCGACCCCATGACGTGGGCGAAACGGTACGTGTCCAAGTACGCGTCCATCGCCTACTCCCACAACAAGAGTGCTCTAGATCGAGAACGCGTGCAAGCGGTTGTCGTGCGGGTGCCTGCAGTGGCCTACGACGGATCGAGCTGGAAGATTATTGACGGAGAGGCTACCCGGGAGAAGATCCGGGAGAGAATATCCAACGGGACGTTATCACGGGCCGAGGCAGATGTGATGATTAACACGATTAGAGAGATGGACCGGCTAGAACGGATCGATAAACTTACAGGGGACTCCTAGTGGATCTTACCTCCAGAATAGTAGAAGAGGCACAACCTGAGTCTGAAGTAGACAAGCTCATGCGGGAGTTCGACGACGTCGAGGACTACAACAAACGCGCAGAGGACAAGCTCGAGTCGGATAACCTGGTCAAGACAAGTAACCTGGAGGTTAACGGCCCCAGGCAGACGGATTATGACTACGCGAAAGCGTACCACGAAGGCGCCCCCCTGACCTCGGAGAGTGAACGCCCGGTGTCATTGCCTAATAATGCGGTTAAGCCCCATAAGAAGGGCATAGCAGGGTTCGATCTGGCGTCGGGTGAGAACATTACCGGCCAGTTCCAGGACGACGAGAACTGGATCAGAGACGGAATTAACGGGATCAGAGATAGTCACCAGGACCTGACCCCCGACGGCCCCATCGCCCCCGAGGAGGATGTATATTCCCTCTCGAAAGTGGCGTATGGTGTCATGAAGTCGGGCGGCGAGTTCGTAGACTTCAAAGAGACCATGCCTGAGGGCTGGAGCCAGCAACAAGTATCCACCGCCTGGCGATCGGCCAACGAGTTGAAGTTCGTGCGCGAGGATCTGCCAGAGATGCAGAAGGCAGCCTCTGCCATGGACTATGAGCCCGAGCCATCCGCAGAGACCTACACGGAAGACCAGCTGGCGGAGACGCCTCAATGGCTGGACGCGGTGCGAGGGTTCCATCAATACCTCGAGGGCGAACCGTTCCAGGGATCTGATGGAGAACTAAGCGAATACGGCAAGTGGCGCATGTCTGGAATGAATAACTTGGCCTACCTGGGGATTATGACCTCACGGGCCATTAACGGCTCGGAGGAGTTCTCCAAGTCGTTGTACGATATGGTTACAATCTACGACAACACCGAGATGAGTCTGGACGCCTTCGGGCGGGGACTGGTCGCTGTGGGGTTGGATCCGTCCACTTACCTGGGCATCCGATTGTTCGCAGCACCTGCAGTTAAAGGTGGTGCAATCATCCTGAAGAAAGCCTTGCAGTCCCGAGTGGCTCGAATAGCTGCAATCGGGGCAGCAGAGGGCGCGGGATACGGTGCGGCAGAGAGTACGGGTCGTCAAGTGATCAAAGGACAACACACGGGTGAAGGCGTGGACGTAGGCGAGGTGGCCGCCCATGCAGTCGCAGGCGCGACGCTAGGCGCAGCGCTCCCTCCTGCTGTCATTGCCGGAGCGGCAGGCATCAAGCGCGGCGTGAATAATCTACAGACAGCACCAGGCGGATATAGAAGCGGAGGCCCTATGGCCCAACGCGGATCGGTCGGCCTGGATATCAACAAGTTCCCTGCCCTCGATGAGAGCGCGGACGTGGTGAACGCCACCAGGCTGATGCAGCTGCCCGAGAACGCGATGATCCAAGCGGATGATATCGCGCCTCCAACAGTGCAGGTCACCCGGGTAATGGACGACCTCGCGAGAGAGTCGACTGGCGGTCGGGTGCTTAATCCTAAAGACGACATGAACGAGCTGGCCGACAAGGGAGCCCGGGAAGTTATGGAGGAGATCGAGAACTCAGAAGGGGCCAACGCCGTAGAGTGGTATCGTGAAACGATGGCCAAGGCGGAGTCGATCCGATCAGAGATATTCCCTGAAACGGCAACCGATCCGATCAAGCGGGTGGCCGCGAACTTTGCGCTGGCTGTCACTAGTCAGGGTCAGAACGTGTCCGCCAATGTGAAGCTGGCCGACCAGGCGTATCGTGTGTATCGTGAGACCGGGAAGTTCCCGGAGACTTTCACACAAGGTGGTCCTTCAGGAGTCACTATGGCCGGGACGTTCGCCAAGTACAATCGGGCGATCGAGACGATGGGCGAGGAGCGGTTCCAGAAGGTGCTGTTTACCGAGTTCACGCCTGCAGAATTGAAAGCGGCGGGGATCATCGACGACTATAAGGGGGAAGCGTCCGACGCTATGCTCCCAGGATCTCAACTGATGGGGCCGAAGATTGGCTCCGGGTTCTTCTCGAACCTGAACGGTCGCTGGGACATTCCCACGTTCGACCTTTGGTGGACGCGAACCTATGGCCGACTGACGGGTAAAGTTCGTCAGGACAGACTGCCCAAGCAGTTGAAAGAGCTACGGAAAGAGATCAAGTACAAGAAGAACGCATCCCAGATGGAGGCGTTCGACGCGCTGCCTGAGGATCTGACCGACGACGAAGCTTTGATCGACTGGGCGATGACCTCGTACGGCAAGTGGGCGAGAGCCGGGCATCCTGAGAAGAAGAACAAGGTCCACAAGCTGGTTCGCGCTATCCTTAATCGTGAGAAAGCGAAAGACACCCCAGCAGGCGGCCAAGAACGGCAGCAAATGCGGGATCTTGTGACCGAGATCAAGAACCGAGTTAACGCTCATACTGGCCTTGAGATGGATGAGGCTGCAGTTCAGGCTACCTTATGGTTCCCAGAGCAGCGTTTATGGGATAGAATGGGGTCTAAACAAACCGGACGGGACAACGACTATGAGAAAGCATTCACAGAATACTACCGAGCAGAACTCGGAGAAGATGGCATCGAGCGAGCTAGGGAACGGGCTGCACGAGGAGATGGATCGGAAACGGGAGGAACTGGGGGATCAGGAATTCTACCAGAGGCTGGGCAAACTGGCGGACTCCAAAGACCCGAACTTGAACCCGCCGAAAGAGCCCAGCTCATCAGTCAAGGCACTGCAAGAAACCTACGGGACCAGCACTTTCGAGAGCATCAAGAAGGCGCACCCCGGAGTCACGGACGAAGACATAGCGGAGATGGCGAAAGCGTACGGGTTCTAAACTCGGATGTCGCTGCAGTCGCGGAGTACTTGCCTTCGACGGGTAAAGTCGGACACAAGAAAGACTCCATCTCACCTAATTGGGCCTTTGACCAGGCCAACATCTCAAAAGCGCCTATCTATGAGATCGGACCGGATAGCTCCGCCGATTTCCACGCGGCCATATCACAATCAGCAGCGACCCATAAGTTCGGGTCGTCTGTCTATGTTTACGATGAACCTGATTATAAGAACATGCGCACTTTCGTCATGGACGATGGCAAGGCTGGATTTGCTCTTAAACCTGACGGTGACATTGTTAGTGTGTTCTCGAGTTCTGCGGAACCTAATGGAATGATCTCCATGATGTCCCTCGCTATACAGGAGGGAGGTCGAAAGCTAGACGCATTCAACACTATCCTTCCTGGATTCTACTCGGTACTAGGCATGAAGCCTGTGGCTAAGGTGCCATGGGACGACGCCGAAGCGCCGGGTGGGTGGGCCAAAGATGTGTATCACCTATACAACCGAGGCGAGCCCGACGTTGTCATGATGGCCTACGACCCTGCTTACCAAGGGGACGGCGCAGCGGACGTTGCCGCCTTGTCTCACTCCGAGTACGGGGACGCTCTACGAATTCAAGAAGAGGCTACGATGCCATGATCAATAGAAACCCAAGCGACCAGGGCGACCTGGAGCTCTTGTCCGCCTATAACCTTCGAGACTCCGGGGAGAACCCAGAGGCCGCAGCCAGTCAATCTCAAGAGATCCAGGTGGCCGGGCTCGGTTCGGCTATCACTCGAACTCTGATGCGGGAGTTCGGACAGACGGGCCTGGTTAAGAAGAAGACCAAGGACATATTCGACTCGATGTCTGCCCGTCGTAAGATGGAAGAAGACGGACCCGCTCCTGAAGACCTGGACCGGATCCTCATGGAGTCTAAGGTAGCAGACGAAGCTCTGCCCCCTGAAGGCGACCCTCTGACCCTGGGCGATGATAGTCATTTGCCTGTGGCAGATGAAGTTCCCGGCGGCCTGCCTATGCCTGAAGAAGGCACTGCAGCCAAAGTACTGGAAGGGTATCAAGACGCGCCACCGGTCGATGTAGTGGCCGACAAACGAACAGATCAACGCAACATCAATGTCCAGCGTCACCACGAGGGCGGGATCGCTAACAAGCGCCTGGCCGAGATGGATCCCGACGTAGCCTTGAGCAAGATGAAGTCAGCCGACGACGTCGCCAAGCTGTTGGATGTAGTCGGATCCCTCGAGCCCGCCGCCGGTGTCAGAACAAACAAGTCGCTGGAAGAAGCGACACAGAACATGGACCAGGTGCGCAACATTCTGCAGTCTAGATTCGGAGCCGACCCGGCCACCGTGGGACTAATGAACGACAAGCAACTGCTCGCCTCGAGAAAGATGCTATCAACCCTGGGCGCTGACGTTGTCACGTTGGCCGATAAAGTGGCAGAAGGTGACCGTACCCCGGCCACGCTGCTGGCTTATGAGAAGAAAGCCGAGGCGTTCGTGGCCTTACAACGGTACACCCAGGGACAAGTTAAGCAGGTCGCCCGAGCGTTGCAACAACAAAACATCATTGCCGAGACTCTGAACTCGGGCAGTGTAGAAGCTATTATGGAGCTGGTCGACGGAGGCGGAACTCGCGCCCGGGACACCATCGCCAAACATGCGGCCAACCTGTCTAAGGAAGCGAGAGTTAATCCGGACACTGCTCTGATCAAACAGTTCAAACCCCGCGTGCTGCGAGACGGCATTCGTATTGCGGCGGAGTATTGGACCAACAACATCTTGTCCGGCGTCCAGACCCATGTGGTCAATACGATGGGCACGGCTACGGTCCAGGCATGGGAGTCACTTGTAATCAAGCCGGTAGCAGCGGCCATCGGGGAGACTCGACGCGCTGCAGGTATCGGCGAACGAGACGATTATGTCAGTGCGGACGAAACGCTGGCAGGCATCTGGTCGGGAGTAGCTGGGGTCCGAGACGGCCTCCGATTGGCTACCGAGACCCTGATCTCAGGCAAGTCTCAGATAGGATCCGAGAAAAGCACCAACGTCAAAGGGGCCATAGAAGAGACGGCCATGTACGTGGGGGGCCGACTCGGCGGGGAGACCGGGGAGAAGATGGGCAAAGCAGTCGCTGACGCCTCGACCTTGTCCTTCCGACTGCTGCAGGCTGAAGACGCCTATGGCAAGACCCTGGCGTTCCGATCGGAACTGACTGCGTTGGCCGTTCGTGATGGCCTGGCAGCGGGTAAGTCGGGCCAATCTCTAGATCAACATGTCAAGGGTGTCCTGGACGACCCGTCTGATGAGCTGTACGACGCGGCCATGACGAAGTCTAAAGAGATCACCATGACAACGGAAGACCAGCGAGGCGTCGTAGGCGTGATCGCTCGGTCCCTAAAGCGGCTGTCTGCAGAGGTGCCCGCCTTTAAGTTCTTGACTCCGTTCATAAACACACCGGCCAACCTGGTCCACTACGGCCTCCAGTCGAGCATATTAGCGGGTCTCGATAAAGAGTTGAGAGGGGACCTGGCGGCAGGTGGTGCTCGGGCAGATGTAGCCCAGGCTAAACTGGTCACCGGTCTTGCCGTGACGGGCTCCGTGTTTGCGGCGTACCAAGCGGGGAACCTGACCGGCAATGGTCCTAAAGACTATAAGCTGAGAAAGACCCTTGAGCGAACAGGATGGCAGCCTAATTCCATTCGGATCGGCAACAAGTACTACAGTTACCGGCGGACCGACCCGTTCGCGATGAGCATTGCAGGCGTGGTCGATCAGCTCGATCAAGCGGCCTGGTCTCGGGAAGAGTCGAGCGTCCAGAAACACATTGTGGCGGGAGGATTCAGCATAGCTAAACATACGCTGGATGCTACCTTCATGTCCGGAATGCGGGATCTACTCGATACTATCGACGATCCGTCCCGGGTGGACAAGTGGATCGCCAGCTACGCCCAGGGATTCGTTCCCTATTCGAGTGCGCTGAAGTCTGCGTCTCGAGTGACGAACCCCCACCCGGTTCGTATGGACGATGACGGCAAGTATGAGACGGGGTTCACTCACCACGTCAGCATGAAGATGAAAGAGATCAACCCTATGTTGTACCAGGACCTTAGACCGGCCAGGTACTGGGATGGATCTCCAATCGTTCCGGAAGGCGGCGCTATGGTATATGCCATAAGCCCGTATGCGGTAAGCACGCTTAAAGACGACCGGGCAACCAAAGAGCTGGCGACCAATGGCATCGCGCCTGCGGAACCTTCTCCTATGCTCCGGACGCATGGAATGGAGTTCTCTCTACTATCGATGGACGAAGGGGCTGGCGGCGTGTACGACAAGCTCGTTAAGCGCGTCGGCATCGCTCGAAGGGAGGCGGTCAACGCTACCCTCAAGCATGAACAGTACTCGAAGATGGACAAAGGACCTCAGTCTGCCCGGGCGGATAAACTCAGGTCAGTGATCGCCAAGGCGGCCAAGGTCGCGACTAATGCGTTCCTGAAGGAAGACTTGAAGGACATTCTCGAAAGCGACCCCAAGGCCGCTCAGGCGTTTGCGGATCAGGTGGGCGGGCTAGACAACGCCGAGCGATTCATGAACGCACTACGGTCTCCAGGATTCGGCGAGACACCCGTCGACAACACGGAACTGAGCAAGAAGAAGGGCGCGTTGCCTGTGCCAACAATGAGGGGGGAAAAGGCCCCTATTACTAATACTATGCCGAGGTTCTAAAGATGACCGTATCAAGTGAAGACAACCTAACCGAATACCAAGGCGACGGTGCACTCGTCGCGTTTACTTACGCGTACCTCGTGTTCGCGGACGAGGACGTGGTCGTCTACCTGAACAGCGTTAAGCAGAGTACTGGGTACTCGATCGTTCGGAACGTCGACGACCTGGGCGGGGTGGTCACCTTTGACCTAGCACCTGCCGACGGCGACCTCGTTACCATTCGTAGGATCGTGCCGTTCACTCAAGAGATCGATTACGTTCCATATGACGCATTCCCTGCTGAGACTCACGAACGGGGCTTAGACCGGCTCACCATGGAGACTCAGCAACTCAGTACAGCGGTTCGACAAGCGATCTCAATTCCGGAGTCGGAAGACCCGTCCTCGGTGAACGTGATCGTACCGCCCAAGGCGACCCGTGCTGAGAAGTTCATCTATTTCGATGTGGACGGCAACGTCACTGCCCTGGCTGCAGAGATCGATGTGCCTGCCGTATATCGTGTGGATGTGCAGGACGGATCCGGGGGCCATGACTCGCGGAAGCTACTCCAGGTCGAGGCGATATCAGGCGGCGCGAGCTATCCCAAGATCGGATTCACGAACGTTAACCAGGCCGGTGGGCCGGTTCAACTGAACTCCCAGGGACACGTCCCTGATGAATTATTAACCTTCTCCAGCCTGCAGCTGTTGGGTCCTTATCGAGGGGATGACCTCTGTGATAAACCCAATGATCTGCCAGGGTGGTGTAACGCACCTGACTACAGGAACCCGTCGGAGCGATTCCAGTCATGGTCGGGCGACTTTCACAATGGGGACGCCTTCCTGATCACGATGGCCCCGGGCGAATTGACCGGGCATATTCATCTGTTCGCAGCAGTCGGAGACTCCGCACCCTCGGAGGTCCTCGTAGCACAGAACGATGGGCTGATGTTCTTAGAGGAAGTGTCCTCAGGGGGCGATGTCCTCGTACACGAGGGGTGGTACTTCTTGCCGGATATGGTGTCCGCGACTGACGCGACTCTGACGGCGTACAACGATGGCGGGAACTCCTACGCAATCGGCACCAATGTGCAGGAAGCGCTGGACGCGGTGGACATAGGACTGACTGCCCGGGATGCGTGGTTCTCTACGGAGAGAACGCCGCTTAGAGAGGCCCTGGTGGGCACAGATGCCAACCTTTTAGTGGCAGGCGGTCAATACCAGCTTGCGGCAGGCACCCATAATCTACCTACGACGGATGCTTACTTCGTGACTCAGCTCACCGAGGACGCCGATAACTTGTCTCAGGTCGCGGTCAACCGTGCCACCGGAGAGATGTTCACTCGAGCCCGCGCAGGAGGCACATGGACGGGGTGGATGTCACCCGGTATTCCTTCCGGTGTAGTGATGCTGTTCTATCAAGCGGACGCACCTGCAGGCTGGACTAAACTTCTCACCCTTGACGACGTTATGGTTCGCGTGGTGTCAGGTGACGGGGGCGGGACCGGGGGCTCAGACAGTCCGATCCTGAACAATAAGGTCCCGCTGCATACGCATACGGGATCCACGGGCCATGAGCCCGCTCATGCCCACTCCGTGTCCATACAGAACCTTAACGTGATGAGTGTATCAGGTGCAGGGACGATCATAGCCGGGGGTAACACTAATACCGGGGCCGCCGGCGCTCATTCCCATAGCATTACTTTAAACGACAACGCGGGCGGGGCTGATTGGACGCCTAAATACCTCGATTGCATACTATGTAGCAAGGACTAAGATGAACATTAACGATTGTATACTAACCGCCGCTGGCCCCGGGCAGCTTAACGATGTGCAGCTGGCCTATTACCAGCTTAACGGGGCGCTCAGTCAGGACCTAAACGACGCGGAGCTGGAGTTCTTACTCGTGCAGGGTGGGACTCCGGGTGGCTCGGCCAACGACATGTGGCGTGAGGTGCTCTCTTCTCGAGGGTACGCGGGCTCATTGAGTGACATGAAGCAGTCGTTCTGGTGTGCTGACTCGGGCGTGGTAAGCCTCCGAGCTATCAAAGGATGGACGGGAACTGCAGTATGTGCGGCACCCAGTGACATCCTGGTGACTGTCGAGTTCAACAGTGAGGTCACATTCACCGAGGGCACGATACCCAACGGGGTGTCCATTAACAACCATACGACTGGCGAATCGGCTACAATCTCCTCCGCCACTGGCTCCGGGACAAAGGTCGTCGCGTACGCAGTGACCTGGATCACGCCACCTGTTGACCACGATATCATCGAATGGCAGTACAACGGACTAGGAGATTACATAAACTCGGTCCCTCTGGTGCCCATCGATCTCGAGATCACTAATTGCAAGACAGTGGCCGCGCCGCCTATATTCAGCGGCTCGTTTGATCCGCCGGATGGCGAGGTCGGGGCTGCGTACTCGTACGCTACGGCTCCCCTATTCGCAGCAGGAGGCCCGGTGACCTCTTACACGGTCAACGTCTTGCCTGCAGGACTTAACATCAACGAGAACACTGGCGTTATCGCAGGGCCGCCTTCGAGAGATGGAGGGCTTCAGGGAGTGACCGTAACCGGCACCAATATTGACGGCTCCGACATAACCAACCCAGCATCCATTGACATCGTAGCGGCCCCGTCGGCCCCCATTCCTGTCTTCAGTGGGACTTTTGATCCGCCGGATGGCGAGGTCGGGATCTCGTATTCATACGATGTGTCTCCTTACTTTACAGCTGCGGGCAACCCAGTGTTCTCCAGTACTTCACTTCCGGGTGGCCTGAACGTTGACCCGGTCACCGGGGCATTGTCCGGGGTGCCGACTACGGCGGGGTCTGTGGGCGCAATCGTGATCTCCTGTACTAACTCAGGTGGGACCGCAAAGTCGAACGCTGCTGACATTAATATCGCCCAGGGAGTTATGACCCAGACGATAATCAAGATGATGCACGGAGCGGGCTCGGGAGCTGGACCTGCTACATGGAACGACGTCCGGGGCGCTCTTGCTACGAATGACGTTCTGTCGGCAGATCTACTCGATGAGAACGGCGACCCCACTGGCGTTAGCCTGACATCCCTGGTGAACTGGAATGGAGCCATCGGGGCTGCAGCTGCCGCACAGGATGAATGGGGCTGGCCTCAAGGCATCTGGAACGATGTCAGCTACCTTACCGTAGCTCTGTCGGGCAGTGACACGCTTCAGCTCGCGGGACTTCCTCCGGGCGAACCTTTCCTATTCAGGCTGGCGGCGTCGTCTACGGCACCGAACAGGCCTACATCATTTGACTGTTCAGGGGCGGATAACGGCCCTATCCAGTATGTACCTAACGCTGCCGCGCCTCCGCCTAGATGGGTCGAGCTGCACGGCACAGTGCCGGGGACCGGGGTGATTAACTTAACGATGACGATGACTCACGATTGGGGATATCTCTCGGGCTCGGTGCTGATCCTTGGGGCGAGCGACGACACGCCTCCGGTCCTCGTTGGCGTCTTTGATCTGCCGGATCTTACCGTGGGCCAGTCCTTCGGAGTAGATGCGGCACCTCTTGCCGCGAGTGGTAGTCCTCCAACAGGCTGGGCGTTAACGGGGGATTATCCCTCGGGAGCCAGCATAAACGCAGACGGCTACGTGTCTGGAGTTGCGGACACAGAGCAGGTTCTGGCTGGAAACTCGTTTGGCGTGGAAGCGTTCAACGGCGCAGGGTACTCGAATACGATCCTGGATGCTGACGGCATCGAGGTGTCCGCGTTCGTACCTCTTTCCAATAGGGAACTGGTACTCGACGGGCAGTCTTCAGTAATGGAGATGGAGTTCCCGATCACTCTGCCCGAGAACTACGACATCTCGTTTAAGTTCTCGCCTGCTTTGAATACTGATTGGACGCCCATCTTCATTGATGCGGATGGCCCCAACCTTAACTTCACCCTAAACTGTAACCGGGGGAAAGTCTTCCTCCACGAGGGCGGCCTTGAGACTAACTGGACTATCGCGAATGGTCGACTGCATGATGGACGGAACCACCAGGTCGTATTGTTCAAGCGGGGGATCCAGTGGACTCTGGTAATTGACCATGACATCATCGGCGCTCGTAACTCTGACGCACCGTTTAATGATAACGTCCGGTTGAAGTTCGGCGTGGTCGGCGCGGTCGGGACCGACATCGGATTCATTGGGCCAGTCAGTGACTTTCGCTTCGGCGACCCTGACGACGCCAGTCACACCAAGTTCTGGGCCCTTCAATCGGGAAGTTCGGTGTCAGAAGAGAGTGAGCCCCCGGGCAATCCTATGCTCTTTACTAACATTGACGAGTCCAATTGGCATAGCCGGGTGTCGGTATGGGGCGAAGCTCCCGTCGCGGGCATCCCGTACGTTCAGCCTCTGCTAGAGACCGGCGTGGAGTTCTTCTTCAATGTCAGAGGGTTGTTCTTTAACCCGGTTGATACCATTGCGATACAGGGCACGTTGCCTGCCGGGCTTGTCTATGATGACCAGGCCTTTGTGATCAAAGGGAAACCGGTCTCAAGTGGAACCTCTGGGAGTATTACCTTTACAGCGACCAGTGCAGATGGCTCTTTAGGCATCGGTATTGGAACCATGACGGTATCCCCCGGCATACCCGCCAGCTTCTCTGAGGAGCCAGGGTTCTCTCTTTCGGGAGTGGCTCGACACAATGGGGCGCTAACGATCGGAGGCACCGGCATGGGGTCTAAGGCGCAGGCGGCTCCCCGGTCGTTCGACATGTTCGATCAGTACTACAACAACGGAGTGCTGGAGAACCCTCGAGGTGAGCTTACCTCAGGCGATCTGTTGAAGACTGACATTGACCATCCCCACGAATCGAGACCGGGAGAGGTACCTGGCGCATGGATCGGTGACCCGGACAAAGCTTACGGGCAACAGTCCGCCAGCTATTCCTCGTATCCGCCCATCGCATTTGTTGACTTCGCACTCGATCATGTGCGCGGATGGTACGACCAGGTGGAAGGAGAGACCTTGTACCGGAGGTGGTTGTACTACGTGGAAGAAGGTCCAGCAGTCGCGAGAGCGACATCCGGGGACCTAAGTGGCGGGGCTACAGTGGTCACGCTCTCTGCGGCAAGCACACGCCTAATTGAGGGGGTGTTCCACCGGGTGAGCATTGTCTTAGACGACGGTTCACTCCATCGAACTCGACAGGTCGCACCTATTATTTCAGAAACTCAATTGAACATAGAGGACCCGCTCCCGTCGCCAGCTGCCAGCGGTAACGTGTTGTATTACGGATCATTCCCTCCTACTAAGTTAGCCCGTATATGGGACACCAACGGCGGGAACAGTGACGTACTGCAGGTGTCATGGACCTGGCGTCTGATCGGAACGGATCACAACGGAGCGCCGCTGGCGAATACTCCTATCCCGGGCCAATGGAACTTAATGGAGATCCTGATGCATGTGCCTAAGCTGGCGGCCAATCGTGGCGCTAGTTCGATCGAGGGCAGGATCAACGGGGAGATAATCGGTGAGGTCACGGGCGACTATACGAATCACGGCGGAGACTTCAACGGCTTCGTCCCTCGATTGGTTGGGAACAATTCATCCAGACCTCTGGAGTGGGCGGTGCCTGATAACTTCGTGATGATGGCCCAGGAGTACTTAGACACCACGCCTCAACGAATCGAACTGGCGGACAATGGTGTGGACTTGTACGCCTCTACTGTCCGGGAGGTCTGCTACATTGAGGCCTGGTCGGATACTGAGATCAAGGTGCTGTTGAACCAGGGCGCTCACGCGGCGTTGTCGGGTCTATATATCTGGCATCTTGACGCGAGCAACGTTCCTACACTAGTCGGGCAGGTTCAATAGGGTGAGAGTGACTGATAAAGTCGCCGCCATCCTGGGCCTATGTGTAGTAACCTATACCGTCAGCGTCTCGGTCCTGTTGGGGATGCATCCTGATCAGCTGACGGACCATTTAACCAAGAGCCACACCGAGATCATTACCTTGATCGTGGGAGGTCTCTTGGTATACATCTCTAAGGAGAACAGGTAATGCCCAAGCTCACCCCGATAACCAATAGCTTTACTCTTGGTGAAGTGTCCCCCCTCGTGTATGGGCGGTCCGACATCGATGGGTACAGAGAGGGAGCACAGCATGTGGAGAACATGTTCGTGGACTCCCGAGGTCCTGCCATCTCGAGGAAGGGGTCGAAGTTCGTAGAAGCGTTTACAGGATCTACGGGCCGGATGGCTGCGCTTCCTGTGTCGGATGACTTCTTCTATTCCATGACCTTCTTAGACAAGAAGCTGTTTGTCTCGTCAGGGGTCGGCCATGCGCCGAGTGGGCTTTTGTCGGTGAACCCGGCGTTCGCCCTGCTGAGTGCAGGGTGGCATGACACCGAGCATGGCAGCGGGTCGGTAGACTTTACCACCAGCGGGGCTACGCTTCACATCCCGAGCAGTGCCAACCAGATAGCTCAGATATCCCAAGAGGTGACAGGGCTGGCGCCCAACACAATCCACGTAGTAGAGTGGACGTTGGCGGGGGCTTCCACCGGAGAGATTCGAGTGGGAACGTCGGAGGGAGCAGGGGACATCCTCGCGCTGCCCACGTCGGCCTCGTCCATTATCGAGTTCGACACGGGGCCGGACACTCGCGTCTGGATCACTCTCATACTGGACTCTGATCTTCTCCAGGCCGACCAGACTTTGACGGTCTCCTATTTTGCGGTGGCGCATCTGTCCACGGGCGTGCTGGAATATACCACCCCGTACCTGGAGAAAGATCTCGAACTGATACAGACGGTTCAGGCACCGGTGGGTAACGCCATCTATGTATTACATGAGTTCTACCCGCCGTACAAGATCACGTACGACAGGGCGACCGACGCCTTCGCCTGGACCATCGTGACATTCACGGGCCAGCCTGCGGAGTGGGCCAACGGAAGCTATCCGAGGACGGGAACCTTCTTCCAGGGCAGACTATGGCTCGCGGGACCGCCTCTTAACGCGAGTACGTTCTGGGCCAGCAAGTCGGGCCTGCCTGAGAACTTTACCCTGGGCGTTCTCGATGATGACGGGCTGGAGTTCACACTTAATCAGTTCGGCGCAATTCAATGGATGGCCGGGTTCAAGTCGTTAATGATCGGGACCTCTTCCGGTGAGCAGATCATTACGTCACAGGGCGCGTACATCTCTCCCTCGGATATCAGCATTGAACAGCAATCATCGTACGGCAGCGCAGCGGTCCAGCCGGTACAGGTGGGCGACCAGATCTTCTATGTATCCGCCGATCGCGTTAAGCTTCGGGCGATACAATACGAATGGCAGGCCGATAACTGGCTATCTAAAGACTTAACCTTTAACTCTGAACACATAACCAGGTCGGGCATTAAGCGCATCGTATGGCACCAGAACCCTAAGAACCTGCTGCACTGTGTACTTAATGACGGAACCCTGGCCTCGCTCACCTACGAGCGTGGGTCGGACACTTACGGATGGACCCGGGTGATCATGCAGAAGCAGGTCAAAGATCTTACGACGGGGCCTGTCCAGGGCACAGACTATCTTCATGGGTTGATTTACCACGGGGACAATAAGCTATACCTGGAGACTCAGGCACAGACTCCCGAGTACAACAACATGGACTCGTGGATAGAGAGGCCCGTACGTTTGGGCTCGGGGTTCATTGATGGGCTGGAGCATCTCGAAGGTGAGACGGTTCAGATTCAGGTGGAGGGTGCCGTGTACCCCGACCAGGTAGTCACGGGCGGCGTGGTGCAGGTGAGTGAACTGGCCGAGGGAGTGGCCGCTGTAGGATTACAGTTCACCGTAAGACTGGTGACGCTGCCTCTGGCTGCGGGTAACCAGGCCGGATCCGATACGATCTATCAGAAGCGCTGGAACCAGATCGTGGTTCGAGCATTAGCATCTGGTAAACCTATAATCAATGGTCAGAGACCGGCCACCCGACGGGCACCCACGCCAATGGATACCGTGGAGCCGCAAGCCTCCGAAGACTTCGAGGTGGTTAATCTAGGTCTGGACACTGTAGCCGTCATCACCATCGAGCAGGATCTGCCTCTGGATCTCACGGTCATTGCGTTGTTTGGCAAGGTCTCGTCGAGCGTGACGTAGCGGCCCGAAGACTTTAACATGTAACAGGATCAAGACCGGGTAGAACTGGACGATAGGGAAGCTGGCTACAGGCGGCGGCCCGGGTAAGCAGGCGACGCCTAGCGGCGATAACGCGTATCGATTACGATTGCCTCGACCCGTGCCCTTACCTGGCACCAGCGCTTTCTTGATGAACCGCTCGTGATGGTTGTGTAGGACGTTCGATATCTGGTACGAGGTGAGCCCTGATCTCTCGGCGATCTCTCGTATGAACATCGGATGCTGTCCCTTCAAAGCGTCCATGACTCGGGGCATATACGAGCCCCACTTAGGTTTGGATGTCTTCATGTGAATAGTCCCCTTTTGACTTTGGTATAGTTCTTGATTGCATCCCGTAGTTGGGTCTGCGTGGTAGCTTTACTGTCCAGGCTATCTCGAACAGTGGCCTCGATGGTGTCATGCATCATGATCCTGTGACAGATCACGGGCATAGACTGGCCTTGTCTTAGTACTCGGCCAATGAACTGCTCGTATAGATCCAATGCCCAGGGTATCCCGAAGAAGACCAGTGTATGGCCCCCTTTCTGCAGATTCAACCCGTGGCCCATCGACTCCGGGTGCCCGACCATTAACTTGATCTTGCCCGCGTTCCAGTCGTTGACCATCTCGGTCGCGGCTTTACCCTTGGCGAGCGTTAACGATTGCGCGAACGGGAATGCCTTCAGGATCCGGGCCTGGTCAGACTTATACATGTACGCCAGCAGGATCGGACTGTCTCCGGATTCCTCGATGATGTCCCTTAGCGCCTCGATCTTTAACTCGTGAACCAGATGATACTCCGGGGAGCCAGGCAGTTTATACACGGCTCCATTCGCAAACTGTAACAGCTTGTTAGTCAGGGCGGCGGCGTTGAATACTGCGACCTCTTCCCCGGATTCCAGATTAGTGACCATCTCCCTCTCGAGTTCGTCATACATCTCCCGGTGCTTTTCAGGGAACGGGATGTATATATCATTGAGCGTGAACGCTGGCATCTCCAGGTAATCTTTGGCGGACATCTGTAAGGTAATATCATGGACCAGGTTCTCAATGTGTTTCTGCGCTCCCTTCATGGGATCGTAACCCCACCCGGTGTACTTCTTGTTCATGAACCGTTCGCGGAAGTGAGTGATGTGTGTACCCAGTCGCTCGCCATTGTCCACAACCAGGAACTGGCCGTGTAGATCCGCGATGCCATTGGAGCACGGCGTCCCGGTTAAGCCGACTTTACGTGGGAGTTGATCCAGTATCCTGAACACGGCTTTACATCGCCCCGAGGTGCTGGTCTTCATCTTTGAGACTTCATCCCATACGACCATATCGAACGGCATAAGGAAACCCCTCCGCATGTAATAGTGGTGGAGCTGGGCCACCAACCAAACCAGGTTCTCGTAGTTGATCAGGTATACATCTGCTTTAGGGTTATGCAGTGCCCGGTTGCGCTGTTTCTCATTCCCCAGGATATGCGAGAAGGTAAGGTGTTTCGTGTGCTCCCAG